TTGTTAATGGTAACAGATATATAGGCTGGACACGTGACAATCCTGAATGGCATATACCAAGCACAGTTACAGTATTAACTGCTGCTGAGTTAGACACAAAGGTATTAGCTATGCACAGTGCTAGTGCTTTTAAGAACGAAGATGATACAGACATGACCAACGCAGAAGTATCTGCTATGGTTACAGCTTGGGTGAATGCTCGAACATAAGGATTAGGTAGATGTTTGGGCATTATCCAGTTGCATCTGAGACTATCGCAGAAAGCGGTACAGTTGTTAATGCTAGTGTTACATTAGCTGCTGCAACTTCTACTGCAACTCTTAATGCCCTATCCTTATCTACTAACAATAACTTTCCTATTGCTTCTGTTGTTAGTACAACAACTACAAATACTCTTGGATTATCTGTAGGTTCATCAGTATCTTTAACTGGTGTAGTTTCATCTGGTGCTGTAGGTTCACTAGGATTTTTCCAAGCTAAAGAAGTAACAGGTGTTGTTGGTACATCTTCTGTAGGAACTCTTACAGTAAGTGCAGTAAATAATGTAGCCATAACAGGCGTTGAGGTTACTGCATCTTTAACTGCTATAACACCTATAGATGATACTGCTGCCTCTCCTGATGGTGGTGTTCTAGGCTCACTAGAGTTAGGTACTATAACTGCAAAAGGGGTTACCAGCGCATTCCCCACAACTGTAGTAACTACTAGTAATATAAATAGTATCTCGGCTACAGGTACAGCAAATCCTGTTTTAGATACAATATCTCCTACTTTAGTTAATTCTACACTTGACTTTCAGGCAAAATCAAGTATAACATTAAGCAGTGTAACTTCTTCAACGTTTGTTGAACCTTTACCAACATTATTTGTAGACGCTACTGCTTTCCCAACTAGTGTGTTTGGGTTATTTAGTGTACAGATAGAAGACCCTACTGCTGTTGTATTTGACTATGAAGCTGTTGCTTCTGCGCTAGTATACCGCAAAGAAAGCACAGTAATAATACTACCTGCAGGGTTAAATCAACCGCCTAGTACGATTGTTATCCAACCAGAAAATTTTACAGTAACTATAGAATCTGTAACTAGCAACTCTCAACCTAGCACTGTGTTTATACCAGCGCAAAATTTTACTGTAAGTATTGAGCCTTACAGAGACTTACCAAAAACCGTATTCATAACAAACTAAGGATTATGCAATGGCTTACAGATGGCCTGATAAAGACCCTGACGAGACAGCAGACTTTAGCGTAGACTGGTCAAGGTTTATACCTGATACTTCATTGTCTGCTGCTTCTTGGACAATTAAAGATGCCAGTGGTACTAAAGTATCTGTCAATAATGGTGATGTTGTTGATGGGCTACAGTTTATTACATCAACAATATCTGCTGCAACAAAAGTAGTTACTGCACGTTTTGCACTAGGAACAGTAAATAAAACTTATAGTACAAGCTGTTCTATAACAACAGGTAATGGTCTTACTTTTGAAAGATCTATCCAGTTGAGAATAAAAGAGAAGTAATATGGCATATGATTTTATAGGTTTAACTAATGATGTTAACAATCGCTTAAATGAAGTAGAGTTAACAGCAGATAATTTTCCTACAGCAACAGGATACTTTTCTTTTGCTAAAGATGCTGTCAATGCTGCAATAAGGCATATCAATCAAGAAGAGTTTCAGTGGCCTTGGAATCACGTAGAAGAGATTGAAATTCTTGCTCCAGGAACTGTAAGGTATTCATATCCTAACGATGCTAAAACTATAGATATGAATAGTGTTCGTATTAAAAGAGATGACAATCTTAACGTAGGTACTATTAGACTAAAGAACATGACCTATGAAGAGTGGTTAGAAAAGTATGTTGACTCAGAGTATAATACAGGTACAAGTAATAGATCGACACCTACACACATTGTAAGAACTCCTAGTAGAGAACTTATATGTTATCCTAATCCAGACAAAGCTTATGAGCTAGTGTATGAATACTACAGAACAGGGTATGACTTGGAACTCGCTACAGACGTTCCGTCTTTACCAGAACAATATCGTTTCTGTATTATTGATGGTGCTATGTATTATGTCTACCAATTTCGTGGCGATACACAAATGGCTGACATATCAAATCGAAAGTTTCAAGACGGTATAAAGTACTTGAGAAGCTTAAACATAAATCGTATGGACTACATACGTGATACAAGAGTACATTTCTAATGCCAACACAATGGAATACTTTTCCTGTAGAGTTTAAGGGTGGATTAATCTCTAACCTGTCTCCCTTGCAACAGGGTATAAATGCAATAGGGTCTGCTACAATATTACAAAACATGGAGGCAGATAGACAGGGTGGCTATACTAAGATAAGAGGCTATGAAAAGTTTAGCACCACACAAGTTCCTGGGTATGGTAAGATTGAAGCTATGCATGTCATATCAGGAGGACGTGTTGTTGTAGCCAGAAAGCTAGACTCTAATACTATCACAGCCTTACAAGCAACTGCTAATGTAAATGGAGCTACTACTTCTTCTACGGCTGTAGTTCTTGATGGTAACAATAATACTATAGAGCAAGGTATGGTTGTTACAGGTTCAGGTATATCAGGTACTGTGACCGTTGCAACCGTGACAGACCAGAACAATATAGTTCTTTCTTCTGCTCAAACATTATCAGACGATACCGCTCTTACTTTTCAAAAGGTAGGTCTTCAGGACGCAGATATAAACCATACAGCGTATTATGTAGGTACAGGAACTACATGGACACATATGGCTACCACTGCAGACATAGGTGGTGGAAAAGCTAAAAAGGCTGCATTTAATTTTTCTGGAGATGACAAGGTTGTATTCGTAGATGGACAAGACTACCCAGGGATATACAACTCAAATGGCAATACCATGTCATTTCTTACAGCATCCAGCCCTAATATAAATACAGATGTACAGGGTGCAGAGTTAGTTGTTGTATTTAAAGAAACAACATTCTATTCAAAAGGTAGCCAAATATACTTTACTGCACCTAACACTGTTGATGATTTTTCTACAGGTAATGGCGCTGGTAGTTTGTTTGTTGGTAATGATGTAACTGGTATGGTTGTCTTTCGTGACCAATTAATTATATTTACTAGTGACAGTATAAAAAGACTAACAGGAAATACATCTTCTGACTTTAGAATAACTCCAATAACAAACAAGATAGGTTGTATAAACGCAGATACTATACAGGAATTTGGTGGTGATATTATGTATCTATCACCTGATGGTATCAGACTTCTAAGTGCTACAGATCGTATTGGTGACTTTGGATTAGACGTTGCGTCTGATAAGATAAATAAAGATGCAGATGACTTTTTAAGATCGACACCAATATATTCTTCTGTTATACTTAGAGAGAAAGGTCAGTATAGGATCTTTGCGTATATAGAATCTATTGATGATGACGTTGCACAAGGTTTAGTAGCAACAAAGTTTATAGCACAGGGTGCTGAAGGTATTGAGTGGTCATCAACAAAAGGTATAAAAGCTTATATAGCTGACAGTGTTTATTCTGGTACGTCTGAGGCTATCATGTTTGCAAACAGTGATGGCTATGTTTATGAGATGGAAAAGACTAATGGGTTTGATGGTAATAATATAGAGACTATACTAGAAACTCCATATATGCCAATAACAGATTCAGAAAAAAGAAAGACAGCATACAAGCTAACTTTATATGCAGATCCTACAGGACAAATGGCTCTCAAGTTTAGGTTACTATTTAACCTTGATTCAGGAGATGATACCAGAATATTACAACCAGATGAAATTGATGTAGGCTCTTTGTCTGGTGGTGGTGGTATCTTTTTATACGGCGCAGCTACATCATTGTATGGCGGTACAGGAACAGATGCAGCTAAGTTTGGTAGTAAAGTAAAAAGAATATACAATGAAAACTTAATTGGTTCGTTTCACACAGTTGCTATGAGAATAACAAGTAACGACACTAACCCACCCTTCACATTGGACACAGCAGTATTACAATATAGAGAGAATGATAGGCAATAATTATGGCAGGATATACACGTCAAGCGACAGCTAACATAGTTACAGGTGCAGTTATTGATGCTGCAGACTTTAACGCAGAGTACAACGCTCTTGAAGCAGCTTTCAACGGTTCTACTGGACACACCCACGATGGTACTACAGGCAACGGCCCACCTATTGAAAGCGTAGGACCAGCTAATGATTTAGTTGTTACCTCTACTGTTGTTAGGGCAAAAACAGACGATACCTACGATCTAGGCACATCTACGATTGAATGGAAAGACGGTTTCTTTGATGGCACACTAAGAACAGATATACTTACTGTAGATGAGACTTCTACCTTTACAGGTAATATAACAGCTTCTGCAGATCTAGATGTTGCTGGTAATCTTAGTGTTACAGGGAACGCTGTTGTCAGTGGTAACCTAACATTCGGAGATGCTTCTACAGATAGTATATCTTTTGGAGCAGATATACA